GGAAAATACACACAGTTCATTGCACCACTGTTGAGGTAGTCAACAGACAAAACTTAAAACTTTTTAAACGGACGCGCTCATACGTTCCTACTCTTTTGGTTGCTTTAAAAGATAATTTCAAGGAAGCAGGTAACGGACTAGGAATCTATAACGTAAAGTAGCAATCAGTTTTATTCTTTACAAGAAATATTAGACGCTCCTACTCTTTTGGTTGCATGTGGATGCAGGTAACGGATAGGACTCAAGTGATCTAGTATCTATTGTCGCAATTCGACGCACTCACACACTCTCTTTTGGTTGCATGTGGATGCAGGTAACGGACTAGTGTGAAGAAGTAATCGTTTTGTAAAACCCACCGTGTAGGTAGTACACGGAAAACTTTTAAACATCATTTAAAAACTGATATTTGAACTTGGAAACGAACTCTTTATTTTGACTTTGTTCGCAATAATAGGCAACTTAGTGAGAAGTTAATTTAAAGTTTATTGAACTCTGATAAATCAATTTGTCTGCAATAATTGGAAACATAGTAGGAGTTGATCTCGATTGACTTGTCTGCAATAATTGGGAACATAGTAGGAATTGATTTTGAAGTTTAATGATCATGGAACCGACTTTGATTAGACACCCAAGTGCTTTGCTGCGCTACGAACACGACCCTCAAGTAACGCAGCAGATATTTGGTGAACAACAAATGGGGTTATTTGGCGTCGGTTCATCTGTAACCGAATGCGCTGATGATCTCAGAGTTTTCTTGAACAAGGCCACTGATACCGCTATTAGTATAAAGGAAAATTTACAAACGGTGACTGACGACTTTTCTTCCACATCAAATCAGGTGAATTCGACAGGTATTGCTATGGAGAATGTAATGAGTAAAATAACGCCAATGTTAGATGATCTCAATACCCTCACCAACACTCTGAAGAATACAACTCAAACTAACGAAACTTTCTTAGGACATGTGAAGAAAAATGCACATATGATTGGTATTAATCTTTTCTCTCTCTCAAGGGCCAGGAGTATTCCAGACCTCCTAGGACCCGGCATAAATTTGATTTCGAATCTTGGCTTTGATAAAATATTAATCGATAAAATTTGCGATTGGTTCGCCTCTCCCCAATTTAAACAAGAATCTTTTGACGAAACGCAGAAACTGTTACTTATCGCTCTTACTACACTCACTAATTTCTCACCTTCCTCTTTTATCTCTAAACTCTCTATTTCTAAGAATCTTAAAGAAGCAGAAGCTATCGGGAAACTTTTTGAAATGTTTTGTAATGTGCTAAGTGAATGGGGCTTTGATGTTTCATCTAAGGCTCGTACCCTCAGAATACTCCGCGAGACCATGGTAGAGGTAATTAATAAGTTACCCCAATATGAATTCGATATAATACATAACCAAACCAAATTTCTTAATTCCGTTTATCGACGGGAACTAGAGGAATTGAAAACCCGGATTGACGATTTACGAAAAGATGTATCCAGCCATTCTTATAACGATCTCCGCAACTCTTCATTCAATGCAGAGCTGATGGAGGTATATAGGCGTATGAAAGCGATTGTTGCACGATCTGACATGATCCTTAAGCAAGCTAGTTCTAGGGTGAGACCTGTAGGCTTTCTTTTTGTGGGTGAGCCACAAATTGGGAAATCTGAATTGGTTCTAGAAGTAGTACGCAGGATCCGAGCGAATACCCGAAACACCGATTTATGTGAAGAAATGGAGGCATGGACCGTTTGGAATCATACTGCCACTGATGCATATCATGAAGGATACATTGGACAAGAAATCCACGTAATTGATGACATCTTTTCAAGGACGGATCACATCGACCACGCTGATATGATTAATTTCATATCTTCTAACCCGTATTTGACCCGGCAAGCTGCTTTGAGTGACAAGGGATTTCCTTACACTGGAAAAATTGTTTTAGCTAGTGTAAACAACCTCCCAACATCATCTAAGGCTATTGAAAACTTCTCTGCTCTTAAAGAACGTTTTACAATCATTCATTGTCAAGGACAAAAACCTGGACGAGGAGTAGAATTGGATCGTGACTTTTCTCATTTAGAGATGCGAATCTCTGATTGGGACATTTTCACTAAACCTTCAATTCAATCTCGACTGGATGTATCTTCTATTTCTGAAGTAGTGGATTGCATTTTGGACGAAGCAGAAATGGCTGAAAACTATTATTTAAGTAAACAACCATCTCAAGGATCTCCCCAACAAGGAGGCATTCAAGATTCAGTTAAACTGAGTGACTTGAAGGAGGATGATGAAGTTATAGGCGAAGAACAAGCGTTTTACGATCCTGTTTTTATCACTGGAAAAGTTTACTCTTCTCTTGTTTCGGGTCTCCTTAGAGATCTGAAAATTGATAATAGGGATTTATATCTCCAGCTACGTAAAGCACGAGTTCGGTTAGGTGACCGGGAAATTAGAGCTTCTGACTATATTGAACAACTTAATATTGTGTATACTCATGATTTTCTTTGGAAGTTATCTGAAAGTGGAACTCTTCCCAAGGCTAGATTATTCTACAATTATGGAGACTATATCTATGTCTGGGACCAAGACTGCTTGAAGAAAACTCTCCGTGGAAGTACTGAGGAAGCCGATGATAAACAAGTAGATATCGATTTCTCTAATTCTTGGACTGAAGTTATTAAGGAGACAATCTCACAGATCCAATCCCGAATTTGGCCTCGATTTTTCAAAATTTTTACTGGAATAAAAATTGCTGCGTGTCTCACTAGTCCTATCTATTCGGTTGCTAGTGTTATACTTTCGGCTTTTACTTATTTCTTTACGAATAAGGAGTATAAGAGGAAAACAAGGAATCAGGAAATGTGTGATTTAGGATTTCCACCTAATGAAGAAGAAGCACAAGAGGAATCTGGCTTTTGGTGGCGCACGCTTGCGTGGGCTGCTGATGCCACTTCTCTTGGACTCGCTATATTTTTCCTTAGTTGGTTTCTCTACAAGGTATATGGTGTGTTCTCTACGGCGAATTGTAAAACTTACTGTAGTGAATGCCAGAACTGGCTTGATGAAGACTACCGAAAAGAAGTATTGGAAACAACTTGTAAGATCTCATGTACGGAAACACATATGTTTGATTGTGTTTCACGGAAAGCTAGTCTGCGAAGAGATTGCAAGGGTTGTATTGATAAACTGTGTACCGGAGAATGTTTTCATTCAATGGTAATTCACCAATCAATCCTTGATCAACAATATCTACGTTTAACCGACATTGCGGGAGTTCTAGAAGTTTCGCCTGAAGGCAAACGAGTTAGGCAGAAAACCTATCAACGTGTCAGCACTGCGAAACCCGAAGTCTCCCCTGAAGGTAAACGGCCAAAGCAGAAAACTTTTCAACGTATTCCCCTTCCCACTTGTGTAGAAGTTGAGATTAAGGATCCTGTGCAATCAGAACTGATTCAAGGCTATTCTAGTCATGCATCTACTGTTGGATCGAATGAACAACCGATTCCAATATTACGTGCAAAAATTGAATCATGTAATGACGAACAGGCGAAAAATCTTTTGGCTTCTCTCTGCTCTCTAACCGTCAAAATTATAAGACGAAACAGGTTGGATTTGACTCGACAATCCCATCTTTGGGGTTTGGGTGTTGGCAATTGCATTATCTGTCCACAACATGTTCATGTTCACGGAGACGCGAACTTTGAATATTTTATGGAGAGAGACGGTATTGAAACACCTTTATCCTTTGAGAAGGAAAATGTTGGCTTAGATCTTGCCTGCTTCTCTTTTGATGAGAAGAGAGCATCCCCTTTCAAACGCACTATAATGAAGCACCTTATGTCCGAGGCGGAATTTAATAAGGTCATGATTAAGCGATGGCCAGGATATCAATTTATCCCTGGTCATGCTAAATTTGGACTTATTCAAAATATCGTCATAGATTATAAGGTGAAGAAGTATAGGTTTACACTTACAGATCAATCAAAGAAAACAATGGATCATGCACTTACGATACAGGCTACTCAAACCATATCTCCTCTGACTTCAGCTGGAGATTGTGGTGGCTTTATTGTGATTGAAAATCCAAACATACCTAAAAAGCTGATTGGGATGCATGTTGTTGGTGCAGAAAAAGCAGCATACTCTGCTGTTATGACATACGAATCTGTCAGTTCTCTGCTTCCTACGGCTCGCCTAGAAATAGGTGAGAATGAACCCATATCAGTTATTCCATCTTCAGTGGGCCCTCTCTTTGATGTGCTAAACCTCATAGAGTGGGAAGATACTTACCAGACTTATATGCCTGAAGGAGATTTTGAATATCTTGGGGATATTTCTTATAATAAACCCCAAAATGTTACAGAATTGAAGGTACACCCTTTTAAGGAATTATTCAATTGCAAAGTAGCACCTGCAGCGTTACATCACTCTGCTATTGCTCCTGAGTATATTGACAATGTTCCTCTTAATAAGAAGGGTATTCCCGATCTTCTCCTTATGAAGGCAAATAAGTATGGTAAGTTTCCACCTAATCTTTCTGATCTACATACAAAAATCATACATTCACTCAAAGACACTGTGGTAGAACGATTTGTTCAAGTTATGGATGGACAGGACATTGGACCTTGTGACTGGGATGAAGCAGTAGGAGGTGATCCTCTAGATGCTTATTCCCATAAACTTAAAGGAGCGACTTCAGCTGGAATCGGCTGGGATCGCTCTGCTAAGGGGGCTCCAATTAAGAAAAGTTCATACTTTACAAATACTATACCCCAAACAATTGACACATCTACACCCCATGGTCAAAAACTCATGGGCATTTTAGAACTTACTGAAAATTTAATGGCTCAAGGACATCGAACTTTAAGTATTGACAAGAATTGTTTGAAGGATGAAGTTAGACCTTTGGATAAAGTATGGAAACCTAGACTCTTTAAAGCTCGGCCTTTGGACAAAGTTATTTTGAAGCGTAAGTATTTCTTGCGATTTAAGATGGCTTGGACAAAGGCCCAACTTCTTCTTAACCACGCGGTGGGAATTAATCCCATTTCAACCCAATGGGCTGAACTTTACCACTACTTGGTTGGAGAATCTGAGATAGGTTTCGATGCTGATTTTGGAGGTTTTGATACTAATCAACTCAAAATCTTTCAAGAATTATGGCGCGATATCAAAATTGATACTATTAAGGAAGTTCAAAATAATTTAGGAAAACCAATTGATAGATCAACCGAAAATATTATGAAAGGCTTACTCAACGAAAATATTGACTCTATTTCGTCTTGTTATTCTAATGTATATATGGATCATCATGGCAATAGCTCTGGTGACCCAGATACTACAGAAGATAACTCGGCTATAAATCTTCTTTATCACTTCTTTGCTTTTGTCATTATTATGGCAAAGAAGAAGTATGGAGAAGACTTTAGCTTTGAACAGGCATCAGAATTTATAGACTTTGAACTTTTCAGAAAGTATATTAGAGCAGTCTTCTTTGGAGACGATCTACTTATTCTTCCTGATCCGGACATTGGCTATACTTTTGAAGCGGTTCAAAACATAATGGTAAATATTCTTGAACAGGATTATACATCTGCCTCTAAATCTAAAATTGGAACTGAACATCATATTTCCGAACTCACGTTTCTCAAACGTAAATTCAAAGTGGCAGGGCCTTCCTTCATTACAGCTCCTTTGGACCGAGAATCAATTGAATCTCGGTTCTGTTACACAATGTTGCATCCTTCAGACCTTGAAGGTCATGCAACATTAGTGTATGAAGGGCTCCTTGAAGCAACCTGTCATGGACCGGTTTACTATAAAGAACTCAGTGAAAAATTGAAGCGCGGTCTTTCCCTTAACGGATGGCGTGCTCACTCAGCATTTGATGGGAAAATCTTAGGATATTCCGCAATGCGAAGTGAGTATTTCACCCGTTATAATGAGGGCGGCTTCTAATAAATGGGCAAAAGATACAGTTATTTCGGAAAATAGCAACTGTTAAATTGCACCAAAACAAACTACATCAAAACTTTTAACATCAAATAATCATTAACTTAATTATTTTAACTATATTGATACTTATAATATTTGGAATCATATTATACGTAAAGCGAAACTACATAAAATTATTTATACAGATATTTACAATAGTTCTTATCTATTATGAATACAGATTCCACCAACAAACTCGTGGTACAAGAGACCAATCCCGGGACAAATCATCATGAATCCCAGATTATCTCGAATATCACTCGGCCACGCGAAGCTAGTCAAGCAATTGACTTCTCGCGTAGAACTGGACCTGATACCTTCAAACGTATCAGACGACTTATGACTCCTGATGGGATGCAAGACGTTGTGTGCCTTGTTGATTGTGAGCAGGAACTAACTCTTCCTTCAATCGATCACTTGGCCTGGTATGATATGCCAGAGCAAGGTAATTGCTTCGGAGCCCGTCAAGTAACGAGTGCTGGTGTTGGCGTGTTTGCACCTATGTTTTCTTATCGAACAGAAACGCAGATGTCATTCTCACAACAATTTCAATCTCATTGCTTGGTGAAGCTTTATTGCATGACTCCTCTACCAATGTCTGTATCCCTTTGGGTTTATCGAACGATGTTTGGAAATACAACGAACTATCTTTCTCAAATTGGATTTACTTGGAAACCTTCTTTCCAAAACACTGTTTATGTATTAATGCCTTGGGCTGACATTACACTCGTCAGACCATATGATTATGCACTTGCAGATGTTTTTGGATTGCTTGGGATCCAACCTCTTTCCTCTTTTGTTCATGAGGAGGGGACTCAATCTAGCGCAGATGTCACTGTGTACTTTGCTCCATATCAACTGAAGCAGGCTACACCTCGTGCTCTTGTTAGACCAACAACCTTCCTCGACTCATCTGCCATTACTTCTAATGGCACTGTTGAACTGAGTTTGAAAGCTCCTTCTAAACTTCATATCACCGGTCTTTCCCAGAGGGGAACGATGATTACTCAAATTGATGATGATGACTTGTCTATTGATGGTAAGCCTTTTAGTCGTGACCGTTGGGTGTATCCTGGAACTCATATTCTAGGTGCTCCTACTGGTCAAACTAATTATCTTTCCATCATGGCTATGTCTAATCAATTAGGTAAGAATCTCCTTCTGGGTTCGATTGCTGATGCTCGAATCCTTCCTGGCTTTGTTTCCCACAAGGAAACAGGGCTATTTTATCTTCCATCTCTTTTGGAACTTAATTTTGATTTCAATGATGAAATAACCGATCCTATCCAGCGCTTGATCGATGCGGGAAGACGCAAAGGACGTGACGTTGTTTTCACTAATCGTGTGTTGAGACAGCAACCTGATGAAAATCTAGTTACTCTCAATGTTGATAAAGTGGACATGGCCACCTTCGTTGCATCTTCCGCAAAGAAAGCTAGAAAGAAATTGGCTTATTTAGTTATTGAACTCATGGATGATGAACCGGAACGAATTGAAAATGCTACTATCCAAATTAAGGAATACAATTACAATGCTGATAACAAAATCGCACAGGATTATCATGGGATGCAAGGCGATGCTGCTGCTCGGGAAACCGAACATTGGCAAAGAGTTGCAACTCAAACCCTGTCTGATTCTGATGGAGGCACTGTATTTAATATTTCTTTGGATTTGACTACACTGGCAACAACGTCTCCACAGCCTACCTTTCTTCGAGAATACTCGCGTCATTTATTGCGCGCGAAATATCCTCTTCTGAAAGTTCAAGTGGTGAAGACTCCATTTTCCCATGGAATTCTACGAATTGTTCAAGGCAATGTCACTACTCCTGAAGAAGTTAACCAACTTCCTTATCGAGAATTTGACCTTGCTCAGGATACTGAATTAGAGTTCTACTGGGATCATGTGAATCCAGCTATTACGGATGTTACTGTCAATTTTTCATATTTTCTAATGGGACATTCAATTGCCCCATCTTCTCTTGTGTTAAATTTCTATTTTAACATCTCTTCTATGCATTTCTTTCATTATAAAGATTATGATGATACGATTGTTGGAGAGCTACAGATTGGTGAAACATCTGTACCGACTAATGTTCAGGAAAATGAGATTCCTCATGAGTCAACAGCTACCACAGCTACACCTTTACAGGTGCAGCCAATAGGCGCTGTTGTTTCAGAAAGGAAATATCATTTCTCAGGATATGTTAGTGCAAATGCTTCAACCACAAAATTTGTAGTTGTCCCGTTGTCTCATACTAATTTTCCTAAGTACGAATTGACAACTGCCAAGCGTTATTGGCGTTGGCGAGGAGTACCCTATGTTCGCATAACTCTCGATTCAAACTTTACTTTGGCAGGTATTGTTTACGCTGTTCACTGTGATTCTCGTACCGATTACGCTACGATTAAACCAGAGCAATTGATAGCTATGTACCCTTCATCCAAACAGGTGTTTAAAAATGGCTTGGCTGAAATGCCACTGAACTACCGTGCCGTGGATGTGAGGCAGCTTGTATCATATGCAACTACCCCGCTTTCGCAAATTGGTGATTTAGTGATAATTCTTCCATCTAGCTCGGCAACGATTACAGGATTAGATCCCTCATTCAGATTAACTTTCGAATTTGACATGTCAAATGTTACTTACGAAATACCTGAGTGTGGCTTTGATTCCTTCTCGTATCCTGGCTTTGTGGCGACCACCTATCCATTTGTTACCCCTGCTGTATCTTCAGAAACCTCTTCACGTGTGTTGAAAGACTCACCTGAAACGTCTGAGGATACGCTGGCGTTTTAAGATCTTGTTTCCGCACAATCCCCCCCTTACTCGTGGGTGAATATCTAGGTATTCATCTAAAAGCTCATGCTTCTCCTCCCACGATGGGGGAGTTTAATGCAGAGTCACAAGGTAGGGGCGTATAAATTTGACTTAATTTTTATTAACTTATTATATTAGTTATTAAAGGAATTTATACACGCTCAAAGATATCAAGTATATAAATTAATTTACTTATAAAAC